TTGCAATTGAGCGATCAACGTGGTTGCGTCATAATCGGGCGTCTCATCCTTTTGCGCCTTCTTAATTGCATCGTTGATCAATTCGATCAACTTAGTTTTTGTCGTTGTTTCCATTTGAATCTCCAGTTGTTTAAAGTTACGTACCAAATCGGTACAGTTCTAATGTAGCAGATTGTCCTAGAATTTCAAAGCATTTTCTAGGGTATGGCTTGACAATTTATTAACACGTGTTAACCCGACCCCACACCCCCCAATATAGGGCTAATGGGACCCACGCTACCCATACATATTAATTTGCACAAGAGATAATAGCGATTCAAAACGGTTTACATTACCTCACACACAAAGATGTTTACAGACCCCCCTACCCCGGAACGTTTCGGCGGGCGGTACAAAGCACGCAAATATAGAAACACCCCCCGTCACTAAAGTTTTCATCAACCCCCCGGGGGGTATATTTTGTGGAAAAAAATAAATCAAAACCTACCCTGCTCCACATAATTTTTTTGCAGATTTGCTTTACTCTGCACTTTTCTGCTACATTTGCAAAAACCGCAAGGAGCTACAAGCGCACCATGCCCATCGTTGTTACACCAGAGTTAGGGATTCCACTCCCATTTGATACCAAACCGGAAGAAGTTGAAGGCTTCCGGGAGAAGGCACACGCCATGTTCCAGACCATTGCGGAACTGGTAAAAAGTGGTCTTAGTGTTGAGGTTACGGATTCCGACCGCAAGGAATCCCACGCTGCATTTGCAGCATCTAAAACGCCAGCGCCGAAAGCAGCCACACCCGGTGCAATCATTCACTTGGAATCTATTCTTAATGAATGGGATCAAGAGGTTTTAGACGTTGGACGCCGCCTGCGCAACTACGTAACTAACCGGTTCATCTTAGAGTCCGTTGATCCAGACCCTAAAGTTCGCCTTAAAGCGCTGGAGAATCTGGGTAGACTGTCTAATGTGGGCAGTTTCAGCGACCGGATAGATATCACGGTAACCCATCGCACAATGGCCGATATTGAAACCGACCTGAAGAAAACCTTAGAGTTGTTTACCGGTCAGGTTATAGACGTTACACCAAAAGAAATTACTAAGGCAGTGTCTGAGATAGATCTTGACGAAGAGTTTGGGCCAATCCCGCCCCCGTCTACCGAAGAAGAATATGAGTCCCGAGCTACTTGAGGCTGCGGAAGCTGCTCTTCCTAACTTACCAAAAGCTGTACAGCAGAAGGTAGGCGCACTAATTGCCGAGGCTAGACGTGCCAAGACCAAAGAAGTTGTGGCAAACGACTTCATGGCCTTTGTAAAGTACGCTTGGCCTAATTTCATTCACGGCTGGCATCACGAGAAGATGGCCGAGGCGTTCCAAGAAGTGGCCGAAGGGAAGATCAAACGGCTAATTATCAACATGCCACCTCGCCACACTAAGTCAGAGTTTGCTTCTTACCTGCTACCGGCTTGGTTCTTGGGGATGTACCCCGGCAAAAAGATCATTCAGACCTCCCACACAGCCGAGTTGGCGGTGGGGTTTGGTAGAAAAGTACGTAACCTTGTTGATTCTGACCGTTACAAAGACATATTCCCAAACGTCAACCTTCAACCGGACTCTAAAGCTGCTGGCCGCTGGGCTACTAATTACGCTGGTGAGTACTTTGCTATTGGTATTGGGGGTGCGGTGACCGGTAAAGGTGCCGACATCTTGATTATTGACGACCCGCACTCGGAACAAGAGGCCGCGATGGCCCAGACTAACCCAGAAATCTACGATAAGACGTACGAGTGGTACACATCTGGCCCTCGTCAGCGTCTTCAGCCGGGTGGAGCCATCGTGATTGTGATGACACGGTGGTCAAAACGGGATTTGACGGGTCAAGTACTGAAAGCAGCCGCCACCCGAGAGGGTGAAGACTGGCGAGTGATTGAATTTCCGGCAATTATGCCCTCGGGCAAACCCCTATGGCCAGGGTTTTGGTCTTATAAAGAACTAGATGCCCTGAGAAACGAACTTCCGGTGGCAAAGTGGCAGGCACAGTACATGCAGGCCCCCACTTCGGACGTTTCTGCAATTATTAAGCGTGAATGGTGGAAGATTTGGGAGGATGACACCCCGCCAAGTTGTGAATTTATCATTCAGTCTTGGGATACGGCGTTTTTAAAGACGGAACGGGCGGATTATTCGGCCTGTACGACGTGGGGCGTGTTCTATAAGGACGATGACAACGGTGTAGCGCAGTCAAACATCATCCTGCTCAATGCGTTTAAGAAGCGGATGGAGTTTCCAGAGCTAAAAGCGCGGGCTTATCAAGAATATAAGGAATGGAGTCCAGATTCCTGCATTGTTGAGGCAAAAGCGGCAGGAAGTCCCTTGATTTTTGAGCTTCGATCAATGGGGATCCCAGTCCAAGAGTTCACACCATCCAAGGGAAATGACAAAATAGCCCGTCTAAACGCGGTGGCCGACCTGTTTGCAAGTGGGCGTGTGTGGGTTCCAGAGACTCGTTGGGCAGAAGAGTTGATTGAGGAAGTCGCGTCCTTCCCATCAGGCGAACATGACGACATGGTGGACTCGATGAGTCAGGCACTATTGCGTTATAGGCGCGGAGGCTTTATTCAATTAGACTCTGATGAGCAAGATGAGCCAAAGTCTTTTCGCAGGAAGGAGCCGTACTACTGATGAATATCGCATACACACCAGTGCCAGTTAAGGCTTCAATCGCTAAAGATTTGTATGTCTACGCCAAGAGCAGTCCTAACTGGATGCAGTACTACAACTTCATGGCTGTTCAGATGCCCCGCGAGATATTGCAGCTAGACTCTTTCCTTGTAGGTTTGGCAGGTAAACGCACGTTCCATGCGGGGGTTTTGCGGATGGAGCCAAACACTTGCTACAACTGGCATGTAGACACGGATCGTAAGGTCGGGCTTAATATGCTGCTGTCAGATGACGGGAGCAGCCGCTGTTTGTTTCTGAACGGGGAACCGGGTGTAGTGTTTAATACGCGGGAGTTGAAGTACGAGCCAGAGACGTACTATGTGTTCAACACACAAGTGCCGCACATGGTGCTCAACACCGGGAAACCTAGATATTTATTTAGCGTTGAGTTCTTGGAAAAAGATCGGGGCCTAACGTTTGATGAACTTTGTGAAGATATAAAAGGAATAGATCATGGCTATTGAAAAGTCACTATACGCAGCCCCACAAGGCTTAGAAGAACTCGCCGCAATGGATCAAGCGTCTCCGCAGATTGAGATTGAGATTGAAGATCCTGAGTCCGTAACGATTGGCATGGGCGACATAGAGATTGAGATTGACCCTGATGCGGAGGACGACGACGACTTCAACATCAACTTAGCCGAAGAAATTGATGACGGTGTTCTCCAGAGCTTGGCCGAGGAGTTGTTGAGCGACTACGACGATGATATAGGCAGTCGCAAGGACTGGATGCAGACTTACGTTGACGGCTTGGAACTTCTGGGCATGAAGATTGAGGAGCGGACCGAACCATGGGAAGGCGCATGCGGAGTGTTCCACCCCATGTTGTCTGAAGCGCTGGTGAAGTTCCAGTCGGAAACCATGATGGCAACGTTTCCTGCGGCGGGTCCTGTGAAGACCCAGATCATTGGCAAAGAGACACCGGCTAAGAAAGAGTCTGCTCAACGTGTGGCAGACGATATGAATTATCAGTTGACGGACGTGATGAAGGAATACCGGCCAGAGCATGAGCGCATGTTGTGGGGCTTGGGTCTGTCTGGAAATGCGTTCAAGAAGGTGTACTTTGATCCATCAATGGATCGTCAGGTGTCGTTCTTCGTTCCTGCGGAAGATATTGTTGTGCCTTACGGCGCGTCTAACTTAGAGTCTTCTCCACGGATTACGCATGTGATGCGCAAGACCGAGAACGAGTTGCGCAAGCTGCAAGTAGCAGGTTTTTATCGGGACATAGATCTGGGCACACCAGACAACGTGCTTGATGAGGTTGAGAAGAAGATTGCCGAGAAGATGGGCTTTAGGGCTACATCGGATGACCGCTTTAAGCTGTTGGAGATGAACGTAGACCTTGATTTAGAGGGCTATGAGCACAAGGACAAGGATGGTAAAGAGACGGGCATTGCATTGCCGTATGTTGTTACCATTGAAAAAGGGTCGAGCAATATTTTGGCAATCCGCCGTAACTGGGAGCCTGATGATGAGACTTTTACAAAGCGCCAGCACTTCGTCCATTATGGATATGTGCCGGGGTTTGGCTTCTACTGCTTTGGCCTTATCCACCTCATTGGGGCTTTTGCTAAGTCAGGCACTTCTCTTATTCGTCAGCTTGTCGATGCTGGTACTTTAAGTAACCTGCCCGGCGGCTTCAAGACTCGCGGCATGCGGGTCAAGGGAGACGACACACCGATTGCTCCCGGCGAATGGCGAGATGCAGATGTGGCCAGTGGCACACTGAAAGACAACTTACTGCCCCTGCCGTACAAGGAGCCAAGCCAGACATTGATGGCACTGCTTGGCCAGATCGTTGAAGAAGGCAGACGCTTCGCCAACACGGCTGACTTGACGCTCAGTGACATGAGTGCGCAAGCGCCTGTGGGTACTACCTTGGCGATTCTGGAGAGAACGCTCAAGAACATGTCGGCTATTCAGGCGCGTGTCCACTACTCGATGAAGCAAGAGTTGGGGCTGCTCAAGAACATCATCGCTGACTACACACCAGACGACTACGATTACCAGCCAAGCGAAGGTAGCCGTAAGGCCAAGAGGTCTGACTACGACGATGTTGATGTCATTCCAGTCAGTGATCCTAATGCGTCAACGATGGCGCAGAAGATTGTGCAGTACCAAGCGGTCTTGCAGTTGGCCCAAGGTGCGCCGCAGTTGTACAACTTGCCACTCTTGCACCGTCAGATGTTGGAGGTGTTGGGTATCAAGGATGCGGCCAAGCTCGTGCCGATGGACGATGACCAGAAGCCCACTGACCCCGTGTCAGAGAACCAGAACGTGCTCAAGGGCAAGCCGGTCAAAGCGTTTATTTCTCAAGACCACAAGGCGCACATTATTGTGCACATGGCCGCGATGCAAGACCCCAAGATCATGGCACTCTTGCAGAACAACCCGCAGGCACCTGCGATGCAGTCAGCCATGATGGCTCACATCAACGAGCACTTAGGGTTTGAGTACCGCAAGCAGATCGAGCAGACTCTTGGTATGCAGTTGCCAGCGCAGATAGACGAGTCCGGCGAGGAAGTTCAGATGTCTCCAGAAGTCGAGGCGCGGCTGTCTCCGATGTTGGCGCAAGCTGCACAACAGTTGCTCCAGAAAAACACGCAGGAAACGCAGCAGGCTCAGGCGCAACAACAAGCGCAAGACCCGATTGTGCAAATGCAGATGAAAGAGTTGCAGCTTAAAGAGCAAGAGAACCAGCGCAAGGTTGCCAAAGATCAGGCCGACACCGCCATCAAAACGGCGCAGCAGCAGATCGAGCGTGAACGCATCCAGACACAAGCCTCTACGGATGACAAACGCCTCAAGCTAGATGCAGTGAAGACGGCTGTGCAGATGACCGCTGATAAGGAAGGCCGCATGATGGACAGAGGTGTGGACATCTTGAAGCAAC